ACACACTCCGGCCGAACGCGTCCACCCCCCAGCTCGAGATAGCCGGCACCCTCAGCGTCTCACCACCCATCGCCATATCGATCGGCAGCTGCACCGGCGCCGTCGTCCACTGCGGGCCGGACGGCGTAGCCACTGTCAGCGTGGTGTCCGTGGCAGTGGCAGCGGCGAGGATCGTCGAGCCCGCAGTGTCGCCCCGGTGCGGAGCCACCCCGGTGAAGGACACGTTGTCGATGGCTACGAAGTCGCTGCCGACGGCCGTGCTGTTGTCCTTCGCGTAGCGGACGGTCACGGTGGATTTCCCGGTGACGTCGAGGATCTGCTGCGTCCACGGGGTCGTGCCCTGCGCGCGCAGCACCTGCACCCCGTCCACGAGGACGAGAAGCCGGTCGCCCTCGAAGCCCGCGCCCGCAGACTCCGACGACGTCCAGTACCAGAAACGCAGCTCCGTCTTCCCGGGCGGGACCGCCATCACCATGTCGCTGGTCTGGTTGTTCGAGATCGCACCTGAGCGCAGCGACCACGTGCCCGTGTGCGCCTGCGCGCTCGTGCGCAGCCAGGGCAGGGTGCCGGCGTCGGTCCAGCTGATCTCGTACGAGGTGTCCTCGAAGTCCTCGAACACCACCAGCTCGGCCACCGACCACGGCCCGGCCGGCGCGCACACCAGGTCGATCTCCCACGTACGGACACCGATCCGTTCCGTGTAGCCCTGCACGAGCAGATCGACCGGGCCCGGCGGCAGCCAGTCCGGCAGGTCGGTGAGGCGGATCAGATCGCCCTCGATCAGGTCCAGGATCACCGGGATCAGGGCGGGGGTGCGGTGCAGGCGGATCGTGATGACCGGGTAGCGGGCCTCGTCCCACGTGCCCAGGTGGAGCCGCCAGGAGGCGATCGGCTCGGTCTGGTCGTCGCTGTACAGATTGAGGTCCACGCTGTCGTCGTAGCGGCCGACCCCGTCAGGGGGGTCCTGTGTCGACAGGGCGCCGGTCGTCAGCTCTGCGCGAGCCGCCGATCCGCCGATGCGCTGAACGGTGATGTCGTTGCGGACGGTGGAGTCGTCGTCCACCGGCGCCAGCTCACCGAGGCCTGGAGCCTGGTAGGACAGGGTCAGCTTGGGCGTCTGGTTGTACAGCGTCGTGCGGGCCCGGTACAGCAGACCGAGCCGCTCACGGTCCTCCACGAGGATCCCGCCATCGGCGCCCGCGCACTGCTCCAACTGCTCCAGCAGGATGGCTGGCCGCTGCGGGCCCATCCGGGCGGTCGTGCCCTGGACGCCGGTCACCCGGATCGGCACGCTCTCCTCGACTGCGAGACGCCGCAGGCGGGCCGCGGCCGTCTCGCCGAGGTAGCCGTCATCGGCCCCGTCCATGATCGTGGTGTTGGTGGCCTGGAAGACGGCCAAGTGGCCGATCGTCGTCCCGTCCATGCCGGCGCCGAAGGCACTGGACACCCCGCGGACGCGTCCCATCGTGCCGGTGAAGCTGGCGCTCTGGAATACGCCGCTGCCGGTGACGGCCACCCAGCCGATGTCGACCTGGATGTCCCCGCCGTTCTGCCGGGCGAAGAGGCGGACGCGGTTCTCGTTGCCGAAGAAGTTGGGTGTCGTGCCCGCCGTGGAGTTGATGAACATCAGCTGGGTGTCGTTGACGTCGAACGCTTTGACCTGCACGTTGTTCGTCTGCACCTGCACGGTCCAGCGGACCGCCGTGCCCGTGGAGGCGACCTCGAAGAACGTGGCCAGCGCGCCCGGAGCGGTCGGGATGCGGTAGACCATCTCGACCTGCCACGGCCCCGTGCCGGACACCGGCGCTGGCACCTCGGCCGACAGGGTCGCGCCGACCTCCACCACTGGCAGCGGGGCCGACCCAGAGAAACTGTCGTCACTGGCCATGGCCATGTTGGTCAGCTGCATGGGCTTGACGCCCGCAATCGGGCTGTACGCCTGGGTCGCCTCGCTGGCGTCCTCCATCGGCCAGTACGCCAGGAGCGTCGAGTCCGACGGGATACGGCGCCGCAGAGTGGACTGCAACTCCTTTTTGCCCTGGTTGAGGCGGTGCAGAATGCCTGCACCTTCACCCGCGACCTTGATCAGGTGCCCGGTCCGGCCCCACTTCGGCGGCCAGTCCGAGTACTCGCCCCAGAACCTGATCCGTTTGGTGGTGATCGCGGCGCCTCCGGCCAGAGTCCACGTCAGACCAGCGGAGTCGACGAAGCTCGTGGCGCCCACGGTCTGCTGGGTGAAATCCACGTTCGCGACCACGGTGCCGTCAATGCCGCTGCGCATCTGGAAGGCGTAGTAGCTGCCGGCCGGGGGCCTGAAAGCGGTCACGGTGTCGACGTCGCCGACGGTCACCGATGCTGTGGACGCGAAGATCGTGGCGGGCGACCCGGAGCTCGTCACGCCGAGCTGTGTCCACGGCCCCGCGATGGTGGGTGCGGTGTAGTGGCTGAAGGCACCCGTGGCCGAGTTGTAGGTGGAGCGCAGCGCGATGCGGCCCGACGGCGTGACCGGGATCGGCAGCGTGGACCCGAACTGCGGCCCGTTGATGCCGTTCGTCGAAATGCGCAGAACAAGGAGACCGTCCTCGACGAACATGATCCAAGAGCGCTGGTTGCCGGTGACCAGATGCTTGGCGCACAGCTCGAAGTCCTCGCCGGTGCCCCAGTTGCTGAGCTGCACATCAACCCGCACGTCGAGGCTGCCCGCGACGTTGAGGGCGGACGCCGATGGGGTGGTGGCGCGCGACAGTTGGTCACCGGGAACGACGAGCCGCTGCGTGCCCGCGTTGACGGACACCCTCATCGGCGTGTTCCTGCCGATGAGCCCGTAGTACGGCGAGCGCGGATTGCGGGGGCTGTACAGGCCGTCCGGGCTCTTCAACGTGAGGGAGCACGAGGCCGGATCGACCGCCGCCCCCTCACCCGACTGGCCGCGCGAGTGCGTGATGATGTCACTCAACTGCGCGTGCTGAGTGACATCGGTCCACACCCCGCCGATCTGGAACTCCACCTCGGTGCCGAGCGGGTCCTCCGGGAACGCCATCAGCTGCTCCTCCGTCCCGCCAGCACGAGGTCGACGTCGCCGCCGCCCCTCTTGCGGATGCCGCGCCGCATCCGTTCCATCAGGTAGTTGTCTTCGGCCTGGCCCGACGAACGCAGCTCCAGAACGACGCGCGGCTGCCCGCCCGCGCGCCCACCTGCACCGGTCCAGCCGTACGACCCGGGTGCCGGCGTCTCGACCAGACTGGCCATCGAGGCGTTCACCGCACCGCGCTCGCCCTCGATGCCCTGGACCAGGCCCTGACCGGTGTACATACCGACCTGCGCCATGACCCGTGACGGAGACTTGATCCCGAGCGCCTTCTTGATCGCCTTGCTCATGCCCTTGGCGATCGTCAGCATCTGCTTCTCGATCGTTTTCTGCTGCGACGCAAGCCCCCGCACCAGGCCCGCGGCGGCCTGAATGCCCGCGCCGTACATGGCGTCGCCCGCCGTGGCACCGGCCTTACCCGCTGCCGTGACGAGTGCGCCCTGCTCAGCGTTGATCTGCTTGATCTGGCCCGCCGTAGCAGAGGCCAGCGCTGCCGCGGCCGACGAGCCCTGCTCCACGCCCGCCTGCGCGATCTGTGCCACGAGGTCGCTGCGCACGCCCTTCTTTCGCAGCGTGGCAAGGTTCGCGGCAAACCGCTCGGCCGCCGCCCGGTCGGCCTTGAGGCCCGCCAGGATCGTGTCCGCAGTCTGCGGCCAGCCACCGGTGTTGTCCTGGCTGGTGATGTTCGCCGAGTCCAGCACACCCTTGGACACGTCCGCCGCGAGCTTGTCCCGGGCGGTCTTGAGGCTGGCGAGCCTCTTCTGCGCGGACTTCAGCCGCGTGGCCAGCTTCTCCTCGGCCGACGCAAGCTTCAGCAGACGCTTGGTGGCCGCGCCGATGGTGCCGAGGGCCTTCGACCGCTTCTTCCCCGGGGCGAGAGAGTCACGGACGACGTCCGCCAGCTTCTGGGACGCTGCCTTGACCTGCTTCGTCGACCCGGTGAGGCCGTCGACCAGGCCGCGCGCGATCCAACGGCCCTGCGCTGCCGTCACCTTGGACGGTGAATTGATCCCGAGCGCCTTGGCGATCGGACCCGGGATCGCCGACTTTGCCCAGCCCATGATCTTGGACGAGATCCAGCCGGTCATCCCGGAGATGCCGTTCCACAGGCCCTGGACCAGGTTCCGGCCCTTCTCCAGCAGCAGGCTGTTCATGCCGCCGATGCCGGCTACGAGCTTGCCCGGGAAACCCTTGATCCACGCGATCAGCTCCCCGGCCTTCTTGATCGCGGCGTCCTTCATGTTCCCGAAGTACGTGGCGACCTGACCGGGGATCTGCTTGAGCAGGCCGACGGTCGCCATGACGGTGTTGATCGCGCCCTTGATCTTGGCCGTGACCCAGTTCCATGCGATCAGCGTGTACTTCTTGATGTTGTCCCAGTTCGCGATGATCAGCGCCACCAGGCCGATGACCGTCGCGATGACCCAGCCCACAGGACCCAGGGCGATGAACCACTGCGCAGCCATGACCGCCGCCCACGCCACCGCCCGCGCGGCCATGAGTGTGAACTGCAGGATCGTCGTCGCCGCCACGCGCAGGATCGACACCAGCCACGTGGCCGTCATCCGCGCCGCAGACGCAACCCATACCGCGGCCGTGCGCGCCGCGTTGAGCGTGGCCGACGCCGCAACAGCGACGAACGACCCGACGGCGCGCAACTTCATCGCCACCCACGCCGCGCCGGTCTTGATCGCCGCACCGGTCTGGATAGCCGCCGACTTGATCGCTGCCGCGCCGGTGGTGACCCACCCCCACACGACCTTGCCGGCCGCGACCGTGGCGGTCACGCCCATCAGGAACAGGGCGGGGACGAGGACGCCGGTGATCACACCGGCCGCGATCTTGAACTCCGTGGAGTGCTCTTTCACGACCTTGCCCAGCCTGATCACCGCCGGGATCGCCTGCCCGCCGATGAACTCCACCAGCTGCTGCATCGCGCCGCGCTTGAAGCGCTCGATGTTCGCTGCCGCGGTGTCGTGGACGCCCTTGCCCAGCCGGTCCGCCGCACCGGCAGCCTTGTCCATGCCGGACGCGGCGGCTGCCGATGCGGGGTCGAGGGCGTAAAGGGCGTCGCCCATGACGATGCCGGGGTCGCCGAACAGCGCGCCTGCCGCGGCGAGCCGGTCGGTCTCGTTCGTGGTCTTGCGGAGCGCGTCCGTGGTCATCTGCAGTGCTTCCTGGCCGCCCTTGCCGCCCTGCTTCAGCTTCGCCACGACCTCGCTGGCCTTGAGGCCGATGCCCTTGAACGCGTCCTCGACTGGTTTGCCGCCAGCCAGGGCCCGCTCACCGAACTGGCCGATGGCGTCGGCGACCTGGTCGGAGTCCTTGGCGCCCTTGGCGATGGCCTGGGTGATCAGGCCGATGCTGGTCTTGCCGTCCAGACCGACCCGCTTGAACTGCACCGAGTACTCGTTCAGAGTGTCGAGGAAATCATCGGCCCGGTTGATGTTCGTGCCGAATCCGGCAGCGATCAGATCCAGAGCTTCGGTGGCGTTCTTCGCCAGTCCCGTCTGGATCAGCTGAGTCGCCGCATTCGTGACCTTCGGCAGCTCTTGCCCGAACAGCGATGCCAAGTCGGCGACCTTCGTGGAGACCTTCTGGATCTCCGCGTTCGTCGCGTCCGCCTTGACCAGCCCGGAGCCCATGACGTTGCCGATGGTGTCGGCCGCCGTCTGGAAGTCCTCAGTGATCGCGCCCGCATACAGCTGCCCGGCGATGTGTCCGTACCGCCGCGCCTCCGCCGGGGTCTTGCCGAGCGTCGCGCCGAGCCGCGCGGTGATCGTCTCCTGCTCCAGTGCCTGCCCGAACGCGTCCATGAGGACGGCGCCGGCCGCGACGCCGGCGCCGAGCGCGATCGTCTGGAGCCGGGACAGGCCGCCCTCCGCCTCGGCGACCGCCTCGTCCGTACCGTCCGCCACGCCGTCGGCCATGCCGTCGCCGACCGCGTCCCCCGCCCGGCGGCCGGCCGCAACGAACCTCCCCTGCGCGTTGCGGAGACGGCCGTCGGCGCCGCGGACCAGGCCGTCCCCGAGGCCCTCGCCCGCCTGCTGGCCGGCCCGCTCAGCGTCGTCGCCCATCTGCTGCCCGGCGTCGCGGAGCGCGTTCTCGGCGCGGCGCAGCGCCGGGTCCATCGCCCGGTCGTCGATGGTGATGATGCCGTTGAGTTCGCCGACCTGGAGGGCCACGGCTCACCTCCGTCGCGTGGTGGTGGTGTGGGGTTCTTCAGCGGGGATGAAGTGCCGCTGGACACGGGACTCGGTGGAGAGCAGGCCGAGGATGCGGATCTGGAGCCAGCGCCAGGTGCGGCGGCGGAGGATGCCGGACTCGACGTCGATGCCGTACCGCTCCTGGAGGTCGGCCTCGATCAGCTCCCACTTGGCGAGGAGCGTCTGCCAGCTCAGATCGGCCGGGGGCCCCTGCCGCGTGCGCCCCTGCTTCGGTGCTGGGATCCCGCCCTCGTACCACTCGTAGAGGCCGGTGACTGGGTCGCGTTCGCCGCAGCCTTTGCCGAGGAGCCGCGCGACATCTGACGGCGCTCCGCCCGGTTCCTCGCCGCTTTTCCCGGTGCCTCGCCGGTGCGCCAGTACTGGAGGGCGGTGTCCTCGTCGGTGGTGACCCAGAACATCACCGTCAGTGAGACGTGCTTGAACATGCTCCAGCTGGTCTCGGCGCGGAGCATGTCGTAGGCATCACCGAGGCAGAGCCGGTAGAGATCGAGCTCCGCCTCGTCGTCGAGGACCGGCTGGTCGGGCCGCGCGCCACCGGCCGCGAGACGCGCAGCGAGGGAGGTGATGCGCTCGATCTTGATACCGGCCTCGGCCGACGGGTCGGCGATGTGGTACTCGCGGACCACCCCGTCCGCGCCCTTGACCGGCAGGTCCAGGCCGTCGGACAGGAAGTCGTCGAGCGCCTCGAAGACGCCGCCCGCCATCAGGCGGCCGGGTTCGTGATCAGGAGGAGCTGGCCCGTGCCGGTGAGGGTCATCTCGACCTGGTCCAGGGCCGTGTACTCGCCGCCGGACGGCGCCCACGTCACGATCGCCGTGCCCTCGTACGCCTCGGGGAGGCCGTTGCGGTCGTACCAGCGGACGTGGACCTCGGAGTCTGAGCCGAACGCCAGCGACGCGGCCCGGAACGCCTCGTGCGTGACGTGGTAGACCTTCGTCAGGTCGTTGATCTTCCGGTTGATCGTGACGCCCAACTCCCACGCCTGACCGGTCTTGGTGTTCTCCGCCCAGCCGCCCGAGTCGTAGCTGGAGCTGTCCTCGATGTTCGGTTCCGCAGACGGGTTGAACTCGGTGATACCAATGACGCTCTGCCAGTTCGATCCGTCCTTCGCGGCGGACATGTCGATCTGGAGCGCCCACCGGCGGGCGAGCGCGGTCACGGGAGTGGTCATGTCGATCCTCTCAATCGATCAGGAAGGCCCCGGACCGCGTGGTCCGGAAGTAGAAGTTGCTGGTCAGTTCCATCCGCCCGTGGGCGTCCTGACCGATCCACGCCTGTGACTGCCGCCAGGACAGGGCGACGTGCACGCCGTTGATCTCGTAGTGCTGCCGGTTGTGGAACGCGTTGAACACGGCGTCCGCCATGTCGTCGATCGCGTCCGGGTCCCGGCCCGTGCGCATGCGGAACTGCACGCCGGTGGCCGCGTCCGTGAGGTCGGAGTCCTCCACCGGGTACGCGGTCAGGCCGATCGCCCGGTCCGGGCTGTCCGGCATGACACCCCGGAAGATCCCCGTGTCCGGGTCGGTGATGACCGTGTCGGGCTGGAAGATGCCGACGCCGGCGGTCACGAGGACGCCGGCGATGCCGTCAAGGAGGCTGCTCGTGTAGCCGCTCACCGCATCGCCCGCCTCACCTGGGCTGCGATGATCGCGGCGACTTCGGTACGCGCCCCGTTCAGGCTGCGTTCCAGGTACTTCGCGGTCCGGCCCGGGGCGTGCCGGTAGTCGAGCCGCTCATGCTGGACGACGGCGTACTCCGTGTCGTACGAGACCATCCCGGTCAGCGACGGAGCGTCGGCGCTCGCGACGCCGGAGCGTTGCAGCTCGGCCTCGTCGAGAGGAACGACCTCGTTGCTCAGCTGGAGGACGTGCTCGGCTGCGAGGTAGACGCCGCGGGCCGCGCCCTCCCGCATCTGCCGTGCCGCCAGAGCCCCGTTGAAGCGAAGCCTAAAGTTCTGCACGGTAGACCCCTCATTCGAGCTGGATCTCGGTGTGGTTCGGGGTGCCGAGCCCGCGGCCGTCACGGCGCTTCGTGAGGATCACCTTCGTGACCCGGCCCGAGGGCAGCGTCACCCGCGAGAACGGCACCACCGTCTGCTCGTCCGGCCCGGCGTAGGCGGTCGTCGAGGACCGCACCTGCTCGCCCGCAGGGGACCGGGTCCCGGCCGTCTGCTCGTCGACCAGGCAGCGCACGGTGCGCGCGGGCCCGTACCGCGGGCCCTTGCTGGTGTCGCCGAGGTAGTCCTCGACGGTGATCGTGTGGACGAGGAAGCGGCGCGGAAGGCTGGCCATCAGCAGCCCGCCCAGGCCACGAACCTGAACTTCGACGCGGGCAGCAGCGCGAGCGCGCGCGGCAACTTCGGCGCCACATAGCTCGGGCCGGACCGGTTGTCCCCAGCGCCGTACTGGAGCGACACCGAGCCGATCGTCACGCCCTGAAGCGGGCCGCTGATGTCGGTCTCCTCGCCGACCTCACCCCAGAACTGCACCTGTGAGCAGACCGCGTCGGCGAAGGCGGCCGTGACGTCGCTGTCCGTCGGCATGCCCTCGTCGTCCACGTCGTACACGGCCGCGAGGATCAGGTCATCGAGGAGCTTTGAGGCCTCCCGCAGCAGGCGCGCGGAGTCGAGCGCGGGCGCGGCGCCGAGGTAGTTGGCGAGCTGCGTCGTCGTGGCGTACACGCGGCCGGTGTTCGTCACGGTCGGGAGCGGGGCGACCGACACCAGCTCGGGCTGCACGCTCGCTCCGGTCCCGGTCGCGGTCCACAGCAGCCGCCACACGCCGGCCGCCGTGTAGGTCAGGGAGGCTGTCCAGGTGTGTCCGCCGTCGGCGGTGCCCGTGACGGGGGAGGTGACGGTGCCGTCGGGGGCGGTGACGGTGAGCGTCGCCAGGGTCGTCGGGTCGTAGGGGGTGACGGTGAGGGAGGCGGTGACGGTGTCGCCGACGTCGGGCATGGTCAGCCTCCTGCCGTGGTGGCCGCAGCGAGGGCCGAGCCGGTGGTGGACGGTGTGAGAGTGGGCCCGGCAGCGGAGGCCGTCAGGGTGAGCGCGGGGCGGGGCAGGCGCGTGATGGCGCCCGCCCGTGCGCGGGTGCGCGCGGCGCCGAGTTGGACCACGTGGGCCGGGCTGAGAGGCCGTGCAGTGCCCACAGTGCGGGCGGCGCCGAGCGGGACCGTCTTCTGCCCGGCGACCGGCCGCGCCGAGGCGGTCGTACGAGCCGCGCCGAGGAGGACGAGGCTCGTTGGCAGGTTGACGTTGTCGACCTCGGCGAAGTTGCCCGACCCGTCGGTGCGTGTGGACTCCATCAACAGCGACAGGTCGGTGTCCGACAGCCACCCCGGTGAGGGCAAGGAGCGCAACACCGTCCAGTTCGAACTGTCCGGGGAGGACTCCCACAGCAGCGTCCCGCCGGTCTCCCGCAGCCTCAGCCACGCATGCGCGACGGGATCGTACGGCGGGAACAGTGCGCCGCCGTCGGCGTACCCGCTGCGGGAGTACAGGCCCATGGCGCCCTGCGCGGTGTCGATGATGAAGCCAGCGTCCGTACCGCCCGTGCTGGACAAGACCAACAGCGAGAGCGCGGCCGTCGTGACGGCTCCGTTCGCAGCCGGCGGGTAGGCCCGTAGCAGGAAGTGACTCCCGGCCAGTGTGTAGGTGGTGGCCGAGCGGAGTCCGGCGAAGCCTCCGACCGTGCACGGGATCCGGCCCCGGCCGCCGGCCGCCGTGGCGTCGCCGTAGGAGTTGGGCCACCGGCCTGTGTCGAGGGCGCCGGTGAAGTGGTCTTCGAGGGATTCCAGCAGCGGCACCGCAGCCCCCTTGGTCAGGCGTTGGACTCGACGCTGACGCCGTCGGCGTGGACGCGGGCGACGATGTCCGTGCCGTCGGGGGTGACCGCGAAGTCGTGGTAGGTCAGCGGGATCAGCGTGCTGTCCGTGCCCGCTGTGGTGTCGGGGTCGTAGGCAATGAGTAGCCTCCCCACGGGGTTGCCGGTCGCGAGCGGCCAGCTGATGTCGTTCACGTCGAAGCTGGCCGAGTTCGCCGTGTCGTTCACCGACACCACCACCCCGGACAGGGCCACGCGCCCCATCGACGTCTGTTCGTTGGCCGCGCCCGCAAGGAGGTCGGCCACCGTGTCGTAGTCCTGGAGGACGTCGTCAGACGGGAGCCCGGCCGCCTCCAGAGGGATCGCCACCAGCCCGTCGGATGCCTGCGGGAGGCCGGCGTACGACAGGATCCGGCCCTTGGCCACGTTGGCCACCACATCGGCCACAGCCGCCTCCTTCTCTGGGAAGCGCGCGAGGGAGGCCCGCCGCCCGGGCCTCCCTCGTCACGCGGCTGGTTCGGCTACGCGGACGCGCCGATGATGTGGATGTCGTACGTCACCGAGGTGCCCGCACCAGAGTTGGCGATCTTCAGCAGGTCCGCCGTGGTGGCCGTGACCGCGTAGCCGGTGGCGTCCGCCGCGCCGGTGCCGACCGCGACGAATGCACCCGGCCTCAGGGTCAGGGTGTGGGTCGCGCCGAGCAGTGTGACCCACGGGGCCGACGCAGCGGCCCCGACGACGACGTTGTTCGCGTTCGCGTCCGCTGCGGCGATGATCAGTCCCTTGATGCGGGCGAAGGTGACCGTTGCGCCGAAAGCGTCCAAGAGGACACCGGCCAGGTCGAGGTCCTCCGTTCCCGACGCGGCCAGGGTGCGCCGGTCGGACCACACCCTGTCGGCGTTCCCTGCGGTGGTCCCGTTGCCCAGGCTCATCTTCCGGGACAGCGTCTGTGCCGCCCGGCCCGTGCCGAGGTCCAGGGCGGAGGTGAGTTCGGCGTACGCCGAGACAGCGAGGAGCGTTCCTTGCAGAGGCATCGGTCAGTTCCTCCGCTCAGGTCGCGATGACGAGCGGCACGTGCCGCTTGAAGGCGGGCGTGGCGATCGTTGCTGGGGCCGTGGCCGTCAGCGACGACCCGGACGTCTGGGAGAGGTTGCCCTCACCGGTGAGGAACGGCTTCGCACCCATCGAGCCCACCAGCGTCGGCACCGTCGTCGCCGCGATGGCCAGCGCGGCGTAGTAGATCCCCGACTTGGTGATCCGCTGGGCGGTCGCCAGGGCGAACGTCTTCGCCGTGTCCGCCGCCCACGCCTCGTTGGTCTTGTCCGCGGACTGCGCGAGCAGCGCGCCGGCCCCGGAGTAGAGCGCGGCGATCTGGTTCGTCAGCGTGCCGCCGGCCGTGCCCGCGCTGATGAACGTCAGGTTGGAGATCAGGTCCCCGTCCTGGAGGTACAGGGCGACGGAGCACATCACGCCGGTGGCGGCGGCCGGGACGTCGTCGAGGCCGACCCGCGGGAGGTTCGTCCGGTGGAAGGTGGCCTCGGGGTCGGGTCGTCCGGCGGTGTTGAGCCAGCCGAGGTCGTTGCGGGGGTTCCCCTTGAAGGTGCCGAGGAGCGTCACTGCCCTGCCTCCTGCTTCTGCTCGCCGCGGGCGAGGATCGTCTTGCGGGCCTTGCCGTCGCGCTCGGCGGCGATGACGCGGTCGAACTCGGCGACCGCGTTGGAATCGTCGGTGCCGAGGCCGTCGAGGTACGCGAGCACCTCGGACACGTCGTGGGCGCCCGGGTCGTACTCGCTGCCCGGGTCGTTGGCCTTCTGCGGCTCGTCCTCCGTCGGCTCCCCGTCGGTGCCTTCGGGGGTGAGGGCGTAGCCCTGCCGGCGGAAGTACTCGATGGCCGCGCGGCCTGCCTTGGTGGAGTCGTCCACGCGCGCGGTCCCCTTGGAGAACTGCACGCCGACGGACTCGCCGCTGAAGGTGCGGACGGGGGCTTCGACCTTGAAGCTGTTCACGCTGATCACCGCACCTTCACGTTGCGCAGGACGCCGCAGGACTTGGTGTTCTTGAGGACGGCCGCGACCGGCCCCATCTCGACCTCGCCGCTCTTGACCGCGCCGGGCTGGGTGAAGTCCGGCAGGAACGTCTCGACGAGCGGAGCGCCCGCCATGGAGGCCCCGTGGAAGGCGTCCAGGCCGAGGGACACGGCGTAGATGTCGGTGAGACCCGTGATGGTGCCGCCCGCGCCACCGCCGTCGGTGTCCGCCGAGCGGATCGGGATGATCGGAGCGGAGCCGTCGGCGCGGTCGCCGAGGTCGACGAGGACCCAGTCGCCGTAGCGCTCGATCAGCATGCCGAGCGAGTTGCGCTCGGACGTGAACTGGCTGGCGCGGCGGGCCAGGGACTTGATGCGGGAGATCGACTTGGTGTTGCCGAGGACCGCCTTCACGCCGGCCGGGATGGATCCGTCCGCGCCCGTGTCCCCGGAGCCGGTCTGCGAGCCCATGATCCGGGACAGGAAGTCGTCGAACGCGTCGAACGCGCTCATGGCGATGTCCTCGGTGGTCACCGTGGCCGGGGACCAGTCGAGGTAGCCGGTCGCGACGCCCTCGGCCAGCGGCAGGTACTCCGTGGACTGGCCGGTGAGCGCCTTGTCGAGCCCGTCGAAGCCAGCGTCGTCCACGGCGGTGTCGCCGAGGATGAGTTCCTGCTGGAAGCGGGTCCGCATCGCGGTCAGCTTCTGCGCCAGCTGGAAGCTGATGCTGTTCGACGCGGCCGGGCCGAGACGGGCCAGCTTCCGGTCGACAGAGAACGCACCGCCGAGGGGGTGGAGGTCCACCGTCTTGCGCTCGGAGGTCGCCTGGCTGGGGGTGTACTCCTCGTTGAACCGGCGGAACGACACGCTCGACGGGGCGAGGAGCCGGGTGTAGCCGTAGGTGAGGGACGCGTCGCCCGTGCCCGGGGTCGCGGTGTCATCCCAGACGAAGTTGTTGAACAGCCACGAGTTGCGGCGGAGGTTGTCGATGACGGCGAAGTCGATGTCCGCCTGGGTGTTGAGCTGCGCCTGAGCGAGCGTCACGGGCATGGGGTACTCCTGGGTGTCAGGTTCCGTAGTGGTTCGAGATCGCCCCTGCGAGCGACCCGCCGCGCTTGGCCGCGCCCTCGCGGGTGCCGCCGGACAGGTCTGCGCCGGACTTGCCGGCGGGCGGGGTCACGGCAAAGGCCTTGTTCTCTTCGACCGCGTCCTTGATCGCCTTGTCGAGGGCGGTCGTGAAGCCCTTGTCGGTGGGGTCGAGTTCGGCGAGCTTGGCGACGAACGCGCGTGAGTCGAGGAGCGCGCCAGCTCGGGCCTTGAGCTTGTCGGCCCGCGCCCACACGGCGAGTTCGACTTCCTTCGAGCGGAGCGCCGCGTCCTTCTCGGTGAGAGCGGTGTCCTTCTGCGCGATCGCCTCGGCGAGCGCCTTCGGGTCCGGCGGGGCGTCCTCCTTGACGAAGCCCAACGCCTTGCCGAGCTGCTGTGTGAGCGCCGCGACCGCGTCGTCGGCGGCCTGCTTCTTCGCGTCGTTCCTGGCCTTGCCAGCTTCGGACCGTGCGGCGTGCAGTTCGCGCTCCAGCCGCTTGATCGTCGCAGCCGGGTCCTCGCCGTCCTTGCCCTTGCCGCCGCCAGCCGCGCCCTGGCCTCCGTCCCCGCCGCCGGAGTCGCCTCCTTCGCCGGATCCGCCGCCGTCCCCCGTGCCGTCGCCGCCGTCACCGGTCCCGCCGGTGTCGCCGCTGCCGGATCCGGAGCCGCCTTCGTCCCCTCCGTCCGCGTACAGGAACGGGGAGAAAGGGCCGTGTCCGTAGGGGTGCGCCCAGCCGCCTCCGGAGAGTCGGTGTCGGGGCAGGGTGTTGCGCTGCATGCGCCCTCCAAGGGCAGTGAGTCGCCCGCGCCCGGCGGGCTCATGAGGGTCGGGCCGCGCCTGGCGAACCCGGGATGTGTTGTCGGCCCGCGCCTGGCAGGCCGGTGGTGCTCCGTCCGCTCCAGGCGGCCGGAAGTCTGTGTCAGTGCACGGCGCGCCGGGCGGCCACAATGGGGCCATGGCCCAACATGAGTTCAGCCTCAGCCGGTACGACGGCCCAGCCACCGTGCGCGGCGTGGAGTTCGCCAGGGTCCGCCTCAGTGAGCACGCGGACACCGAACAGGGCGCCATCCGAAAGGGGTGGGAAGGCACTGCCGAAGTCACCGCCAGCGCCGCACCAGAGGTCGGACCGGGCTGGGCCGCCACCGAGGAGACCGTGCAGGTACGGCTGCCTGAGGGCGGCACCGGCAACGCCCACATTCGCGGGATGACGCTCACCGACGGCCGGTACTGGGAAGTCGAACTGCTCGGCACTGGTCCGTCGCCCATGGATTAGCGCGCAGTGCTGAGCTGCTCACGGCGGGACTTGCGTGGCAGGCCGGTCTCGCCGACCAGCTGCCGGATGCGGCCCTGGTACTCACGCACCCGCGCGTTCGCGCGCGCCCGCTCGGTGTCATCCAACGCCCCGGCGGCGCGGCGCTTCCACGCCCTGATCTGCCGCTCGAAGTAGCGCTGCTGCTGCGTCTGCTCATACGTCGCCCTGGACGGAGGCTTCGGCCTCGGCCGTGTCACTCCGGGCAGGTAGATCGACACGTTGTGACGGCAGTTCGGATGGAACAGGCCAGCCGCGCGGGCCTCCGGCAACGAGCCAGCCACGCGGACCCGGACCGGGCGGCCGTCCTCTGTGGCGTGCTCGACCTCCACCGTCCCGGGACCGGACGGGCCCTCGCGGCGCAGCACCTTGCCCTCCCACGGCTTGCAGCGCTCGCACTCCTCCGGGGCGTCCGACACCACCACCAGCTCCACCCCGGCGGCGCCGAGACGGGCAGTGTGCGCGTCGACCGCGGCCCGGCCGAGCGCGCTGCGGGTGGCCATCTCGACGTACGACGTCATGTTCCAGGCCCTGCCCCGGCGGTCCACGAAGCCGGTCACTCCGCGGTCTGAGAACCGCGCGAGCGCCCGCGCGGCCGCCTGCCTACGGGTACTCGCACCCAGCAGCGGCGCCGACGTCGCCTGCGCGATCACCTGCCGGTACACGTCCAGACTCTGCCGCAGGATCCGCGTGTGCACTGGACCGGTCTCCGCGATGAGCGCCGCAGCAAGCCGATCCACCGCCTGCACCCCGGCCGGGACCGCGGCCACCGCAGGGGCGACCGCGCCCAGTTCGACGACGGCCGCCGCAGCGCCCCGGTTGTACGCCTCCGCCACGGCCTGCTGGATTGCCGTGCCGGCGGAGGCCTGAAGGGCGGCGATGATGTCCTCGATAGCCGTGCGCAGGCTCCCGATCGCGGCGAGCCTCAGGTCCGCCCAGAGCGGGCTGTCGAGGCCCTCGGCGAGCGCGCGGGTGATCTTCTCGATCAGTGCCAGCTCGGCCTGCTCGTACAGCGTCGAGACGGCGGCCGCGAGGTCCTCGGCCATGTCGGGGCTGACCGGCATGAGCCCTCCCCGCTACGCGTCCGCATCCTCCGGGCCGTTGCTTGAGGGCGCTGCCCCGAACGTGGGCCGGTCCGCGCCTAGCGTCAGCGGGTCCTCGACCATGCGCCCGGACTCCTTGAGGATCCGGTCGACCTCGGCCTTCTGGTCCCGCTCGTTCCACTCCGGGTGCAGTAGGGCGACCTTCGTCTCCGTCGAGGCGGCCTCCGCCTGCATCATCAACGCGGCCGTCTCCGCCAGCGTCTTGATGTCGTCCTGGACGCTGTCCTGGAAGACGACGTCCGGCCGCTCCACCTCGACGCCGGTCACGCCCAGAAACATCCCGGACGCCTCCAGCATGAGCAGCACCTCGACGACGTCCGCGATCCGTGGCGCCGCCAGCTCCGCCTTCTCCGCCCGGGTAGTCATGCTCCGTGCGGTGCGGGCCTTGATCTCCGTGGCTGTGGCGGCCGGCCCGTCGGAGTCGTCGCCGAACGTCCCACCGCTGTACCCGGCGTTCCGGATCACCTTGCCTACGAGTTCCTCGATCGTGGCCCGGTGCTCCTCGTGCCGGATCAGGAACTGCGACAGGGTGATCGACTGGTCCTCGGTCGGCGGGATGTTGAGGCCGACCATGACCTCACGGTCCTCCCACGTGGTGCCCTGGCCCGGTCCGTTGTTGAGGAGGTAGCCCTGCGGCACCAGGATGCGGCTCTTGGCGAGGCGGATGTCTCGCATCCAGCTGGTGTACGTCTCGTCGACCGCGGACAGGAACGTCTCCGCGCCCTGATAGTCGCTAGTGCCGAGCCCGGCCGCGCCCGGGATGTCGTCCCAGTCGGGGGCGACCATCGTGTTCGGGATGTACGTGCACGCGAGCCGCTTCCCGATCGGCAGGGCGCGGGCCGGCAGGAGGTTCTTCGTCTCCTCGAAGGCGCCCATGTCGACCGGCTTGCCGAGGTTCTGCTCCGTGCCCTCGTACACACCGTGCAGGATGGCCCCGGGCTCGTGCCGCTCCAGATGCCGGGTGACCTTCTGCCCGTCGACCGCGAGGACCGTCCAGAACGTGACCGCCCTGAGCTTCTCTCCGTAGGCGAACTCGGGCTGTGCGCCGTCGGCCTGGACCATGCTGATCCACGGCCGGTCGCTGATGTCGTCGTCCCACACGATCCGCAGATACGAGCCGCCCAGGGCCGCGCCAGTCGCGCCGGCGCCGATGAGGGTGCGCTTCATGCCAACGTCCATCAGCGCCTCGAGGCGCGCCTGCGTGGCCGTGTTGGCCGCCTTCAAGGCGGGCGGTTCGGAGTAGAGGAGGCCGCTGCTGGTGCGGGCGATGTCGCGGGCGAGCGGCATGTGGAGGTTGGCGCGCTTCTCGCCGAGCGGGGTGGGCTCGCCCCAGAACCAGCGGGCGACGCGGCCGACCATGCCGCCGCGGTACTGGGAGGGCCGGTTCTGCGGCTGGCCGAAGCGTCCGTTGTCGCGGTGCCGGTTGAGGTACCGGTACGAGAGGCGGTCCGGGTTCGCGGCGTACCAGGCTCGCCAGTCGGCCATGTCGGCGGCGATCGCGGGGTGGATCGGCGGCCAGGGGGTGTTCTTCTCAGGGAGCGGCATCCGTACCCACCTCCTGTCCGTGGGGCGGTGTCCAGCCGAGCGCGACGAGGGTTTCGGCGACGCCGGAGGGTACGAGGATGTCGGCTTCGGCGAAGGTGCTGACGTCGTAGACGTGCAGGTCCAGGGTGATCTGTGGGAGGCATCCCACCTCGCTGGTGAGAGTGAAGCCGCGCACGCCCTTGAGGTCGTGGCCGTCTACCTCGACCCTCCCCAGGCCCCTCGCATCGACTGAGACCTTCACGTTGCGAGGAATCACGCCGCCACCTCCAACGCCGTCGCAGGCAGCAGATGCCGCCACTCGTTCACCGAGCTATGCAGCCCGTACCTGAGTCCGTCCACGCTGTGGTCGTCGACCTTCAGCGGCTGGTCGATGCCCTTCGCCGAGGCTTTCTCGTCCCACACGTAGGCGGGCAGTTCCTCCAGCAGGCCCGTGCACGAGCGGTGGATGGACAGGACGTTCGCGCCGAACGCTGTCCCCACGCTGCGCAGGCCGTCCTTCACGTCGTTGTCCGCCTTCGCCACGCCGGGGACGCCGTCCGACCAAAGCTGGGTCATGAACGATGCTGCGCTCGGGTCCACAAAGATCCAGTTCGGGTTGACGCCCTTCGTGCCCCGATGCTCGTGCGAGGCCAGCCAGCGACGGACGCCCACGCTGTACTGCGCGTCCGTCATCTGCCTTCGCGCGATCCGCGAGTCGTGCCGGTACTCCGACGCCACGTACAGCCGACTGTCCGCGCCGATCCCGATCAGCAGCGCGGCGAACGGGTTGACGGTGCCGTAGTCGACACCGACCGCCATCCACCGTGAGATCTCGGGGACCAGGTCGACGACGTGCCGCGCCTCATCGAACGCGTCGAAGATCACGCCCTCTGCCAGACACCACTCGCCGAGGATGTACCGCCGGAAGAACAGGCCCTGATGCGACCGCTTCAGGCTGTCGACGTACGCAGCCGGCAGCGACGGGTTGTCGTCCAGCACGAACGAGAACCGGTGCACGTCCAGCGCGCTGGGATCCTGGCTCTCGATGATCGTTCCGTCGCGGCGCAGGTGCAGCCGGGCCCGGTCGAGGATCTGGCGCTTCAACCAGTGATTCGGCCCCTCAGGGTTGGTCGTGCCGAACCACTGCGCTCCCTCCACCGACAGGCGGGTCTCCAGCATCTGGAAGAACGACTCCGGATACGTGGTCACCTCGTCGAGGTATGCGCCCGCCAGCGTGAGGCCCTTGATCTTGTCGGCGGCCCTCTCGTCGTTCGCCCCGGCCACATAGATCAGGCGGCCGAGGATCGTCACCTCGCCCGCGCCCGCGCGGTAGTCGACCCGCTTCTTGCCGAGCATCTGCACCATCGGGTCGATGATGTTGCGCTTCAGGGTGCGCTCGGTCTTGCCGACCATGAGGAGCGAGCCCGGCGGGCCGGTGCGGATGTATCTGATCCACACCATGATCGAGCTGATCGTCTTGCCCGACCGGACCGCGCCTTCCCACAGGTTGCCGCGCGCGGCCGCGAGTTGGGTTGCCCGGAGCGCCTTGCCGGAGAGAGCTGTGAACATCGCAGGCCCCCTCACTCGGCGCTGGGCATCATCCCCCTCAGCCACTGGTCGACGGCCGCCAGGCCTTCCAGGTCCTCACGCTCCGGCGGGACCAACTTCAGCGAGCGGTCGATGGCCATGCCGGCCGCCGCCATGAGCGCCTTCTTCGCGTCGGCCGGCGGCTCGTCGACGTCATGCTCGACGTACTTGTTCGCGGCGCCGCCGATGTTGAAGACCTTTGCGGGCTCCCACATCTGTGCGGTAAGCCGTTCGGCGTCGTCTTGGAGCGCCTCGGCGAGCATCGCCCGGCGGTCGGCGAGTTGGGCGACGCGATGCCGGGTCGCTTCCTCCGTCATGGTGACGTCGAAGACGAGGCCCTCGGCGGCGCACACGATGCTCACCGTGCGGGGAGCGCGGCCGATCTGCCGGGAGATCTCGTTGCGGCCGACGCCGATGCCGTGCAGCCGAACGATCTCGGCCTTCTCTGCGTCGGTGACCATGCGCATGTCCTTGCGTACAGCCATCGTCACCTCCCTGGGCATGCGGAGGCCCGGCCGTACATGGCAGACGGCCGGGCCAGTCAGTGTGGGTCAGGCTTTCCAGCCGGCGTCGAGGCAGGACTGCGCGAACG